GCCGAAAATTTCGTATAAATCAGGAGGGAGATCAGCATTGCATAACAACATCGCCATTCTTTGCTCATCTGGAGTGGTCTTACTCTCAAGAGAGATCAACGCACCAGCTTTATAGAGCCGATTGGCAATGGGAATCACGCCTACTGCATCCCCATCCACTACGAATAACTTCGACAGCATTGTATGCTGTTCGAGCGGTCCCACTAAGAAGTCTTTGGCCACTTGACCCAGGCCTCCGACACCAGCTTCATTACCGAGAAAAGCTACGACTTTAGCTTTATCGACCTTCTTCGGGGTCCAACAGAGCACATCATCTCCAGCCGCATAATAGCGCGACGATTCCCACATCTCAGGATATAAACAAAACATTGTGAAACGATTATAAGAATCGTCCTCAAGGTGTTGAATAAGGTCGTGAGTGTAGGATGACCGGAGAATACGGTACCCATAATGGTCCCTTTCAGACCTATCTTGGTGCTGAACTGGTACTTCGGGCGGAACAAGGCTTCTTTGATAGCCTTAACTTCAATCTCGCTGAAAACGTCGCAGAAATCGACATGGCGAGAGAGCATCTCCAGGAGGAGTGGTCCAATGGTATGATCGACATACCTGATCAGCTGAAGGTGCTGATGAGCATCATGGGAACTACCATCGTAGCTATAGACCGAATCATGGCAGAATCGACCCTCCGAACGTTCTCCGGCTAATTTCTTAGCGAAGTCAGTTAGAGAGTAACCGCTGATGAATCCGGGCTCCACCATTTTGATCATCCTGATCATAAGACGAGCTATGAATGACCCGACCCCTTTCATTGCAGGGCTTGGGTTGAAAATCATCCGGGGACGGACATTCTTTAGGTCGTCATAATGGACTTCGTCTGGTTTGACGAACAACTCCATCCGGGGGTCGATTCGACCATCCCGTCTAAATATTTCCCAGCCTTGCTTATAGACAGCTCGTTTGCCGGGATCTGGCACGGATTTGAAGAAATCTTCAACATTGAAATCCGATGCACTCCAATCGCAGAGACCATCCTCGATTAAACCTTCGTTCTTTCTCCACCAGACCTCTCGCACGAACCAGCCGAAATGGGTAACAACATCCAAATTCGGACTGGAAAAGGTATTAAACCCTCGAGCAAAGATGCAAGCTTCCAAATTCAGTTCACAAGAACCGAAATGATGCCCATCTTCAACCTCGATGATCTTCTGGTAGCTAGCCATCCTGCACGTGCAGACGGCTTTTCGACCGAAGTCTTTAATCTGTAGGGCCATGTTGCCCACCTGGTGGAAGAACTTCTTCGACTTCGCTTGAACATAATGTTTTTCACGAAGTTCTCCCAAGGCACCTTCTTTAAGGTCCAGGTCCATACGGAATTTCAAACCGGCGTTTTTCTCCGCTCCAGCCCTCTTTCGAAGGCCAGTTGGGATCCGATCTGTATAAACCGCTTGGTTCCCGTCCCACCAACACATAAATCTATCCCAACGCTCAGACAACCACGGAAAGGTTGGTTTGCTATCTAGAGCGTTCTTACGACCTATGTCTTGGCGCTTAGGCGCCCTAACAGTTGCCAGGGCATCTTCATGAACATTAGTCATGGTCTCTACCCAATAGGAGTACGTCATCTCCCAAATTTCCTCATCCAAAGCCAAGTACTTCTTTTGGTTTTCAGGGGTTTCCTTCAAAAAGGTCATCATGGCATATTTATACCCGTTCAGACTAGCTGCCTCATTGTCTACCTTTGGTGTGAGGTTTAATTTCAGCCAATCATAAAAAACCCAGAGTACATCGACGTAGAACTGGTCAATGACCGTCTCAACGAAGGTTCCTTGCCATCTTCTGGTCTGGCCTTCGTACCTCGAACGAACAACTTCGTAATTTCGTTGGATCGTGGTCGGCTTCGGTTGACCAAAAATGTCCTTCATATCCAAAACTTCGAAAGAGGGGTTTAGGCTTTTCTTAAAAGAAAAAGTGCCATATGATGTGCGAATGCCAGTTTCGAATTTATCGATAAGCGCACAGTTGAGCCAACCACCTTGAACCGTTTGGACCGAGAAAGAGTGACCGGGAAAGAAAGAATGGCGATGCCGATAACCATCTCCATTAAGTTTGGGCTGATTGTTAATGCCCCGGGGGTTTACCTCAACGTATCCTTCAGAATCGAAATATTCATATCGTCCTGTTTTCTTTGGATAAATGCCGACAGAGAAGGAACCTTCGGATATACAGACCGAGTCCGTAATCGTTTCGAATACACCAGGATGATAAACCACATCTGTAAAGATATGGTAAGCCATCTCAGCGATATCGCTCCGATATTGAACGAACTCCTGGACTGAATAATCCAAGATTCTATCTTGGAGGGGCATCCGGTCACTGAAGACCGCGTCTAAAGGGTATTCCGCCCTATACTTCCCATCCCTAACCTGGTCAATGAGGGGCCTAGTGAATAGATAACAATATTTTTCTTTATTGTTACCCTGTGACTTCGGGTCGATCCACTTTGTGGTTTTCCCATATTTTGCCGCATGTTCTACGACAAAGGACTTCTGGGAATTAAAACCATAGCCTATCATCCTACCGTTGGCTTGATCAGCCAAAAGACGTAAATAAGGGTGATCATACACCCGCGACCCGTTC